ATATAAACGACGTGTGAGTTTTAATATATTTAAAGTTAGTAGGGTGTTTAGAAACAGGGGGGTGTTTTCGGGTTTTCAGAATATGAAAAAAAATTGTGTTATAAATCAATGACTTACAGGGATTGGGTGATTCTGTGTAATCCTAACTACTTGCAGTTTTCAGCCGACTCAATAGGCACGGGATTCATTGCAGAAGTGTTGTTAAAAATAACACTTTTTTTTGATGTGTGGTAAATAATAACACTTTTTACTTGACTTTGAGTTTTTTATACTTATTATATGTCTGAGCCTTGTCAATTCTAACCGAAAGGCAGGCAATGGCAAAAGGCGTGAAACAAGAGAAGAAACCCACTAATAAGCCCAAAGGGCGCCCATCTAAATATAAATCAGAATTTAAGATACAAGCATACAAACTTACTTTACTTGGTGCAATCGACAAAGAACTTGCCGATTTTTTTAATGTATCTGAATCGACGCTTAATCTTTGGAAGCTCAAACACCCGTCATTTTCGGAGTCCATAAAAAATGGCAAAATCATTGCCGACGCCGAGGTTGTGTCATCTCTTAACGATAGGGCAAATGGCGCCGAATGGACTGAGCAACAAGCCTTCAAGCTCAAAACAGTCGAGTATAACAACGGCAAGCGAGTAAAGGAAACCGAGCGTGTCGAGGTTGTTGACGTAATGCGCAAAGCCCCACCCGACACTACTGCTCAAATCTTTTGGCTAAAGAACCGACAACCGCTTTATTGGCACGACCGCAAACAGGTCGCTATTGACCTAAATAATTCAAAAGACGCAAAAGAGCTTACGTACACTGAACTTATGGCAATGATAGAGGAGCGCAATCTTGCAGGCAACGACTAACGTATATTTGCCCGAAATAAGTGACGCTGAGTTATTGCAAGCAACCGCTCCGATTCTCAAGGCTCGTGAAAGCCTCCTCGACTATGCCCAATACGTCAAGCCCGACTTTGAATGTGCACCTCACAATGAACTACTCGCAGAGAAGCTCACCGAAGTACTCGAGGGGCGTTGTCAGCGATTAATGATAACCTTGCCCCCTCGACACGGCAAATCGTTATTAGCAAGCCAAATCTTCCCCACATACGCACTTGGTAAACATCCGACTATTAATATAGTACAAACAGGATATAGCGCCGATATTGCGCTCCTCCACTCTCGAAAGGCTCGTGATATTCTATGCAGTCCTGAATTTAGGCGGTTATTCCCCGACGCCGTCCATAGACCCCAAACGCCCGGACAGGAATCTGTAGCATCCCGCAAACAAAGCGCTCACGAGTGGGGAACTGTCCAGGGCGGTTCGTATTATGCCGTGGGTGTGGGCGGTGGCTTGACCGGTCGTGGCGGCGACATTATGTTAATCGACGACCCTGTCAAAGACCGCAAGGAAGCCGAAAGCCCACTAATTCAATCGAGAATCTTGGATTGGTATAGATCGACCTTCTACACACGTAGGGCGCCCAACGCAGCGATAATCATCATAATGACCCGTTGGAGTGCTTACGACCTTGTCGGTGTGCTTCTCAAAGACGACATCGACGAGTGGGATGTCGTCAACCTCCCCGCCGAAGCCGAAGCCGATGACCCCCTCGGTCGCGAGATAGGCGCCGCCCTATGGGCTGACCGTTATCCTATCGAGGAGCTTCATCGAATCCGCGCCAATCTCGGTAGTTATGAGTATGACGCCTTATACCAACAGCACCCCCGCCCGCCCGGCGGCTCTGTATTCCATGAGGAGGACATTAAATATATCGACGCTGACCCCGGAGGCTATCCCAACGCTGTACGTTCATGGGATTTAGCAACAACGGCAAAGACCTCGTCTGATTACACGGCGGGCGTACTGTCAAAAAGATACAATGCAGAAACCTATGTTATTGCGGATGTTGTCCGGGGTCAACTCGAATTTCCAGCGGTAAGGCAATTGATATATGAGACAGCCCATAGAGACGGCAAATACACCGAGATACAGATTGAGGGCGGCGGTATGCAGTCCGCTATTGTGCAAGAGCTTACGAGTCTATTACAAAAAGAAGGTTATCGAGTCATTCAATACCTACCAAAGGGACGCGATAAGTTTGTAACGGCATTGCAATCGACTGGTTTATTTGAGTCAGGATGTGTCTATCTTGTTAAGCCCGTTGGAATAAGGACTTTGTTAGCGAGCTTCTCTATTTCACCGGTAAATCCGATAGCGAACAAGACGATCAGGTAGACGGCATGACACACGGCATTAACTATCTCAATGATTCTAACGTCGAACCATCGGCACCCGCAACCATAGTCAAAAGGAAACCACTGTCTTATGGCAAACATTAATTTCATAAATACGCAGTTACAAGACCTTCAAAAGCGATTCCTTCGACAATGGTCTATTATGCGAGATGGCTTTCTCGACACCGGTACTATCGAGGAAATGCTTGACGACCCCACAGTCCAGCTTGCAGAAGCTTATTTGACATATCCGATAACGCAACAACCGTGGGCAATTGAGTGCGAAAACGAGAAGATAGCGGAGTTTCTCACTGAGCAGATGACCCGACATCATAGGCAAATCCACAAGCTATGTTTGAAGGTTGCGCTCCCATTCGGCAACGCCGCCGCAGAGAACGTGTGGGCAAAGGACGGCATATATCTCATTATCGATCGGATACTCGAGGAGGTCAATGACGGCGCTGAGATAGTTGTCGATGACGATGGCAACTTCTTGGGCTTGCGGTTGTCGGGAACGACCGAGATAGCGCCCCCATGGAAAGTACTATGGTTTGTATGGGATTATAGCTATAACAATCCTTATGGCAGGCAGATATTGAAACCTGCATACGTTCATTGGTTTGCAAAGCTATTATTTCAGACATACCAAGTCCGGTATTTCGAGCGCAAGGCGATCCCCCCGCCTGTTGTTAAATATCCCAAGAATGTACAAGTTCACCCAACCACCGGCGTGTCAACCGAGGTCAACCGATCCGCCGCCGAGTCCGTTGTTGCTAATATGAACGGTGACTCTGGCATTGTCGTTGAACAACCCCAACTTAATCCCGACGGGAGTCAACCACTCGGTTGGGAAGTATCAGAGCTTCAGATAGACAACACAAGCGATAGTTTCGACGAGCCTATACAACAGCGCGCTAAAGAGATAATGAGGGCGCACCTTATACCGGATAGGCTTATCACGAGTGATTCAAATGGCGGCATGGTATTCGGAGACGAGGAGATACAAAAGACGTTATTTTTCTATGTTCTTGGGGACATTATGGGATATGCCGAGGGCTCAATCAAATGTCAATTCCTTGACCCACTTAGGATTATTAATTTCGGCGAGAACTCCCCACCGGCATTCTTGAAATACAGCCCTCTAGTAGACGCCCGCCGTAAGCTCTTTGAGAAGATGTTCGAATACATGCTACAGACCAAGCAGGCGAGTGTTGACATGGTCAAGGTGTTCGAGGAGCTTGCCATAGACGGCGATATTGCCATGCCGCCGGTTGTATCGGCGAGCCCTAATCCAACTTTCTCAAATCAATCCATTAAAAAAAAAAGGATTCTTTGATGTTCGCTAATCCGGCAGTCCCCGCCGACCGACGCAAAAAGGTTGACCAACGACAGGCGACTATCGAATCATATTGGGATAAGCAAAACGAGAACCTATACAACACCGGATATAAGTCGATAGAGAAGTTCTTTGTAAGCCAATCTCAAGCCGCCCTTAATAAAAAGAAGATAAAGATACCCAATAGTCTAATAAAGAAGCTCGCTGCCCGTTACGACCCATTACAGCGTTCCACGTTTATGATTGGTCGGAGTGTACCGAGGGCGTCGCTAAAGCAGAAGTTTGCAAGTCCGGGCTTTGAATTTGATTTTAGTGGATTGACGCCCCAAAAGGCTGTTGACTTCTTTCAATCGAAAGATCCTATGCCTATAGCGGCATTCAAGCAACTTACCGCCGCAGGCAAAGCGCACGGTTTCGCTACTGCGCTTAGCGAGAATGAGTACATGACCGAGGAGTTCCAACGTGCTACTACCCTTGCAATCGAGAAAGGTTGGTCTTTAGAGACATGGAAAGCCCACCTTAATACTGAATTTATGGATAAAATCGGTATTGGCATAGACCCCGCTAAAGCATATCACTTACAAACCGTCTATCGCACTAATCTACAGAGCGGATATATGGCAGGTCAATGGGAGTCGTTGAGTGAATTAACCGATGTATTCCCATATTTGCAGTACATGTCAGCACTTGACGAGCGCACACGTGTAGACCACGCCGCTCAAGACGGCAAGATATACCCGACAAATAGCGCCTATTGGGGTACATGGTATCCACCGAACGGATTTAATTGTCGATGTTCGTTTATTGAATTGACCGCCGATGAAGTTAAGCCGGGTCAAGTATCGAAAGGTATATCAGGCAAGCCTGACACGGGCTTTAATGCTAACGTCGGCAAGGATTGGCTCGGCAAGGGCGTTAAGGTTGTCGATCCAGCGGCGGGGGTTGGTAGTACTAAGACTTTCAATAGTTATAAAGAGGGGTCTAAGTATGTTAATGAAAATGCAAGTAATTTATTAGATTCTTCACAATCAAGTGCTGTTTATAAATATACCGACGATGCCTACGAGTCAATCAATGAGGCGCTTCGTTCTGGTAGTTCAATACCTAAAAATCTTGTTGAAACCCATCAAAATCTACTGACTGCATTAGATAAATTACCTAATTATAAAGGCAAGGTATGGCGG